AGAGGATATACCTACATCGACGAGATGAAGAGCCAGGCGCTATTGCAGCTATCCCAGGTCGGGTTGCAGTTCGACGAGAGCCGCAGCGAAACTCCCAATCCGTTCGCCTACTATACCCAGACCATCACCAACAGCTTCATGCGGATACTTAACATAGAAAAGAAGAACCAGACCATCCGAGACGACATACTCATCATGCACGGCGCAACCCCAAGCTGGACCAGGCAGACCGAGGACGCCATCAAGCAGCAGGGTGCGACCGGCACCTAGGCCGTTGTTTTATTGTTGCCAACGGGGGAGACAGCTACACTAGAAAGTCTTTCAAGGAATCATCATGGCCCGAGATGTCGACTTCTCCAAGGTTTGCGTTTTTACGGATCTACATTATGGGATGAGGAACAACAGCCGGGAACACAACGATTCCTGTGAACGATTCATCAAGTGGATGATAGATCGATCGGAGGAGCGTGGGATACGTACCTGCATCTTTGGCGGGGATTGGCACCACGTTCGATCGGCCATCAACATCTCCACCCTCAACTATTCCGTCAGCGGGCTGAAGCTGCTCAACGACTATTTTGACCACACGTTCTTCATCATCGGTAACCACGACCTCTTTTACCGAGACAAGTACGAAATACATTCGCTACCATACATCACGCAGTTCCCGAAGATCCGCGTCATCGATTCGATGACGGAGATCGACGGAGTGGCGATGGTACCATGGTTGGTGGCCGACGATTGGAAGCGAGTGCCAAATCTCAAGTCGCCCTACATGTTCGGCCACTTTGAGCTACCACGGTTCAAGATGAACGCCATGGTGGAAATGCCCGACCACGGCCTGCTCAATGCCACGCATTTCGTCAATCAAAAGCAGGTGTTTTCCGGGCACTTCCACAAGAGGCAGAACAAGGGCAACATCTGGTACATCGGCAACACCTTCCCGCACAATTTCGCGGACGCATGGGATGACGATCGGGGAATGATGGCATGGACGCCGGGAGAAACGCCGGAGTTCATCTCATGGCCGGGTGCTCCAAAATATCGCACCCTGCTGATGAGCCAGGTGGTCGAGGATCCAACCAAGCACATCGACGACAGGACCTTTGCCAAGATCACCATGGACCTGTCAGCGTCGTATGAGGACGTTAACTTCATCAAGGAACTGCTGGAGAATGATCTCCGCGCGAGGGAGGTGCAGATCATCACCCCAAAGCATGATGATCCGGACATGCTGGACGAGGCCGACATCAACTTTGAAAGCGTCGATACCATCGTGATCAGCCATCTCCAGAGCATTGAAAGCAATTCCATGGACAAGAACGAACTCGTCCGCATATATCAGGAAATCTAACGACATGCTTGTTCTCAAAAACGTAACCATGCGTAATTTCCTGAGCTGCGGCAATGTTACCCAAACCGTTGAGCTCAATCGAAACGGACTGAGCCTGGTCCTGGGTGAAAATCTTGACATGGGAGGCAACGGTAGCAGGAACGGTGTTGGTAAGAGCACCATCCTGCAGGCCATATCATTTGGCCTTTATGGACAAAGCCTGACCAACATCAGGGTCAACAACCTCATCAACAACATCAATCAAAAGAACATGATGGTTGCCATCGAGTTCGAGAAGGATGGTACGCAATACAGGATCGAGAGGGGGAGGAAACCAAATTTCTTTCGCTACGTGGTCGACGGTAAGAACGTCGACGAAAGCACGGACGAGGCGCAGGGAGAGAATCGGGAGACACAAAAGGAGATCGACAAGATCCTCGGCATGAGCCATACCCTGTTCAAGCACATACTAGCCCTCAACACCTACACCGAACCGTTCCTCAGCCTGGGAGGTGGGAAGCAGCGGGAGATCATCGAGGAATTGCTCGGTATCATGATGCTGAGCCAAAAGGCCGAGAATCTCAAGGAGATGGTGAAGGCCACCAAGGTCGCCATCGACCAGGAGGAGTTCCGCATCAGGACCATCAAGCAAAGCAATGACCGGATCAGGAACACCATGGAAGAGATCTCCCGCAAGGCCGATGCGTGGGACGTCAAGCGGCAGGAGAACATCGACGAGCTGATCAAGGCCATCGAGAGCCTTGAAACCCTTGACATCGAATTGGAACTGCAATCACACCGTGATCTGGAACTCTATACCCAGCTGGTATCATCGAAAACACAGATCACCCGGGATCTGGGAATGAAAACCCGGCATCTCCAGCAGGTGACCTCACAGCTAAACACCGCGATAACCAGCTATGATCGTGCCGTCAACCACGAATGCCCTACCTGTGGTCAGGGGATACACGACGCCGAACACGATCGCATCAGGACCGATCTTGAATCAAAGATCGTGGAGCTTGATGCCCAGGTCGGTGCGGAGCAGGCGGAGGTTGATTCCAGCAAAAAGCAGCTTGCCGAGATCGACGACGTGCTCGGCCGGATGAGCAAGCCGGTAACGGTTTATCGGAACATAGAGCAGGCGCTGAACCATCGGTCAAGCCTGGAATCCCTGATCAAGGAGCTTGAAAAGGAAGCGGCGGCCGCGAATCCCTATCGGGATCAAAACACCAGCCTGGCAGGGACCATGCAGGATGTCACCTATGATGAGCTCAACAAGCTGGTCAAGGACCGGGACCATCAGGAGTTCCTGCTCAAGCTGCTGACCAGCAAGGACAGCTTCATCCGCAAGCGCATCATCGATCAAAACCTCGCTTATCTCAATCTGAGGTTAAACGAATATCTGGACAAGCTGGGCCTACCCCATCAGGTCAAGTTCATCAATGATCTGTCGGTGGAGATCAGCCTTCATGGCAATTCGTTGGATTTTGATTCACTCAGCCGCGGAGAACGTACTCGGCTTATCTTAGGACTTAGCTGGGCATTCCGTGATATATTTGAAAATACTGTTCAAGCAATTAATCTTGTCTTTGTCGATGAACTTCTGGATTCAGGGCTCGATCCTGCTGGTCTCGAAGGAAGCATTGAGGTTCTTAAGAAAATGGAAAGAGAACGCAACAAAAATATTTTTGTGATCAGCCATCGTGAGGAACTTGTGAATCGTGTGTCTAACGTTTTGACTGTTATTAAGGAAGCATCATTTACAAGCTTTAGCTGGGATCATACCCCATCTGTATAATAAGAAATGATGACTACAGCATATCTCTACAAATGGATCCAACTATCTACCAATAAATGGTATGTTGGATCAAAGAGTTCTCCTGGATGTCATCCAGATGCTCATGAAAAATACATATGCTCGTCTCGTATCGTCAGACCCATGATACGGGAAAGCAGGAAAGACTGGACATACTATATTCTAGCGATAGGCGATCCTGCATATATTCGGCGCCTCGAAACATTATACCTCCGTTCTATAGACGCTAAGAACAACCCCAACAGCTACAATCAAAGCAATGCCTGCTTCGATCCGGGCAACCGTCTAGGAAGAAAAGAGAGCGTCGAAACGCGACAGAGGAAGAGCAAGGCTCGTAGGGGCGAACTTAATCCAATGTGGGGAAAGAAAGGAAACTTGTGTCCTCATTTTGGGAAGGTGATTTCTATAGAGAGGCGGAAAAACATTAGCAAGGCCCTTAAAGGTAAAATGAAATCAGAATCTCATCGAAAGAATCGCAGTGCCGCACTAAAGGGCAATCCAAAGATTGGGATGAAAGACAAGAAAAACCCCATGTTTGGGAAACCTACATCAGAAGCTTCTAAGATGGGGTCAAAGCTCAAGAATTCCGGTGAAAACAACCCTATGCGCAAACCAGAGAATCAAAAGGTTTGCGAACATTGCAACAAGACTGTTGCCAAGAATCACTATACCATGTATCATGGAAACAAGTGCAAGCTTAGGATGTGAAAAATATCGAATCTTCCTGATCCAGGCATGCTGATAGGTTTGCAACGAAATAGGTCTTGTAGGGCATGTTGAACGTGTTCGGTACCGGCTCCTTGAGGATCACTACCTCGTCGACGTTGTTGTACTTGATTATCAGCATCATCTTCTTGCCGCTGTTTTGGCTATCCTGCTCAGCCTGCTCCAACCAAACATCCCATTGCTTGCATTCGGACTGCATGAGATTCTTGAAAAACGGGGCGGTCTTGTAATGCTTGCATTCAACCGTGTAGGCAAAATCCTTTGGGCATATGATGTCGCCGAGATTGGCCTTTTCGGTGTCGTGGGTCTCCAATCGCTTTTGATTGCTCCTGCCAAAAAAGCTTCCGGAATCCGGATTGCGCCTGAATGCCTGCTTGATGCCGGTCCTCGCCTCGAACCTCGCGGATAGCCTGTTTGCCATCTTCCTCTCGAAACCGTTACCCTTGTTCTTGCTGTTCATGATGATCCTTCTCCGGGAAAGGGGTCCTCGACCTTCCGATCCCGAGCTATATATCCTGGTATTTTGCGCTGGGAATTCACGTTTTTCTGGAGTGTTGACATATTTTTACCGGTACCCTTACACTAAAAGATGATAGGTAGAAATGGAATGAGACAACGACCAAACAACGATCAACCCCCGAGAAAGCGAGTGATCAACCAGAGAACCTTTGAGATCGAGACCAGCAAGGATGGTGAGAACCATCTGATGTATTTCATCAAGCAGGAACTCGGATATTTCAACACCCTGATCGAGCAGCTAACCCCGAGGTTGCGAGCGTTCCCGCAGGAGTTCTTGTCCATGAAGGACAAGGACCGCAAGCTGTGGGAAAGCTGCGCGGAAAACGCAGTTGATCCGCAAAAACTTCTGGACCACGGCATACAGGAGTGGCCAGACAACCTCAAGGGCCTTTATCCCTTGGTCAGGAATCCGGACAACACGCCACGTATCACCGGTTCTCTGGCCAGCCTGATCAAGGTTGCCGCATCCCCGGCACGATTGCATCCCAGCGTTAGGAAGAACATCGCATCTGAAATCATGAAATACATGTCCGGACAATCGGAGGTCCTGCATGCTGGGCTGAAAACCGAGGGCCTCAGATCGCCGATGCAGATGCTGCAAACCCATACGCTTGATACCAAGAGGCATCTACAGATACCGGCCTCGCTGGTCAAGATGTCATACGATGAGACCGAAAACCAAACGGTGATCAGCGTGCCATATTCAAAGAATCCGTTGATCTGCAAGGGATATGACCTGACCGAGATACCGTTCAAGACCATGATCGTCAGGGCTCCCCACCCGAGCACCGGGGACAGGAAATGGTACATGGATCTAAGGGACGGTGGATCCTATGCGTTGAACGCGACGGACCACAATGATCGACGAAGCCGAAAATAAAACGGGACGGATCAATGATCCGTCCCGTTGCACTCGGCCCAATATGTGGAACA